CGAGTTGGAAACCTTTGGTGTACAGAAGCGTCGTATGAAAAGCAGGAATTTTGGCGCTTATTTCGGGCCATACTATGATACATTCGCGGTTAACCTTAGAATAACAGACCCACGCATACAAGAGTACGCCAAGCTAACCAGAAAGGTGGACGTTGGTTTAAGGATTGGTGTTACCACCAAGAAGAACGAATTACTGATTCGCGAAGGGTATAACACATACCACGTGGATGATGGTTTGTTGGGCTTGTATGATACGCGCATCGAGATTGCTTCGAGTGAAGTCCCATTAGGGCTGATCGACAAAGATTTGACGGATGCGCTTAATTGGGCTGCAAAGACAAAATATAAGATAGACGCAGACTTCCACGATTTTATAGTTAAACTGATAAACTTTCAGGATGACAAGGGCAAGGCTGAGTACTATAATAACTTAAACAAATACCGTGAGTTCATGGTTGAACGTGGAGACGCATATGAGCGGTTAAAGTCCATGGAATGGCTGAGAGCGAAAGATGCTGCGTTTAGCAATCATCCCTTTCTAGACCACCGTGGTCGTATCTACGAGAGAGGCTTTATAAGTCCACAATCGGGCGAGACGTTTCGTCCATTTCTGAGTACAGCTGAAAGTAAGAATTTCAGTGCGCTTGGGTTTAAGAACTTGCAAGACCAAATTGGAGGCTTTCTGGGCGGCACATCGGATGCGTTAGAGGGTAAGTATAATTCTCTTTCTGTACTCGGTCGTCAACAAATTGCCATGCAACACCGTAAAGATCTAATAATGCTTGGAGATGCGATGCGAAGAGGAAAACCTGCGGATATTCGCAGAGTGCTTGACTCAAAGTTCTTAGCGCAAATTGACGGTGAAGAACAAGGGAAAGTACTACGATTTGCTTTAGAGATGTCCAAGATTGATGAGTTTCTACGGGGCGATTACAGCGCAAACAGTCTATTAAGGTTGAAAGATTACAGTACTGCATTAGCGTTAGAGCAAGACGCGTCGTCCTCGGGTGCGCAGATTATTGCACTCACAACCAAGAACAAACAGTTAGCTGCGTTGAGCAACGTAATCCCGACTGATCAAAAGCAAAGATTGTATGATGAAATCGCGCACTCTACTTTTAATGACCCACGCTTCAAGAAACTTAATGTCAAGCTGGGATTGACTGAGAAGGATCTACGTAAGGCTAGTAAGGCGCAGAACATGGTTACATTCTACGGCGCAGGAGAAAGAACTGGAATCCTGAACGTAGAAGGCAAACTAGCAAAGGTATTGGAGAAGTCAGACACAACGCTTGTGGTTAAGGCTGTTGATCGTGACAAAATACTAAACGAAATAAGTGCGCGAATGGCCAGATACGAGAAGTTCGATCAAGATAAGTATCTGGAACTCAAGGCATTAAGACAAGATGTCAAGGATATATTCAACAAAGGGCTAAACCCAGGCGACGAGATTATGGATCAACTCTATTTTCTCGACTCGCAGACACGTGACGTTGTTGAAAAACTTAGCAGGGAATATGAAAGAGTTGTTACTCCAGACGATTTCCAGCAGATAGCAAAGATAATGAGTGAGCATTTGAGCACTCAAGTCCCGATACTACGTGACTTCACTAAGTTCTTCGGTAGGCTGGCCGATGATTTTGCATTACATGCGAAGCCAAAGGCCAGTAGCTTGGACTACAACACTGCCCTGCGAACGTATTTACTTGGGGAAAAGCATGGTGGAGACCGTTTACCAAAATGGTTGAGCCGCATTCTTGCCATCAAAGATGAGCCTATTCGCACAAAATTACTTAACAGAATTCCGGGTTATTTACCATCTAGTATCTCTGCAGAATTGTTGAACGGCGTAGCACCGCCAGCGACTAGACGTACTGGTTTCAAGATAGGGAACTTCTCATTGTTCTCTGAGGACATTACGCAAGGAATGGAAATCGGCATTCCTAACAAGTTGCCTAAACAATGGAATAATATACCTTGGGTTAACTTTGACGGAAAAGTCATAGAGCAAAACTTTACGCAAGTGTTTGAAGAGCGTCTGAACTACAAAGACAAAGATGGTCATTGGGTTACTAATATTTTGCAGGTACCCCAGAAGACTAACCCGACTTGGTGGGAAGAGTTCAGAGGCAAATCTGGAAAGATAAACGCAATTACTGATACTAACAAGGCCAGGACAGCTTTTGCTGTTAATGGTAATCACTCAAATGACGCTACATTGGTTAAACAGTTTCATCTGTGGGGAAAGAAGATTGATGTGGGTACTTCAACTATTCATGATGCTTTCTTTACCAATGTTTCCGACATGCTCAGAGCACGTGGCGCGTTACGCGGAATATACGGCGATGCCGTCGAGTCCGAGTCAATTAAAGCCACCCTTCAAGAGATGCTGAACAGAGGCTTGCCTAAAGAATTGTATGATAAGTATCTGAACGAAGCTATTGATACCGGCCTGATACCTGTGGTAGGACGGTCACGTATCGATGGTAAGCTTCTGACAGAGAAGGATATCCTAACGCGTGCTGATATACTGCGAAATGTTGATGAAAACTTCGACAAGAACAGGTATTGGTATGGAATAGGTTAATTTACTGGGCAGTTAACCGAAGTATAACTGTTAAATCACTGTGGCGACTGTGGCACAGTAACCCTATTTTATTTGTTGCACCCTAGAAGCTGTGCTTTTAGGTATCATTCTGGGTTGTACCCAAAATTATAAGGAAGTAAGAAAATGGCTGATCCCGTAAACGACCAAGTAACCCTCGATGCCAATGCTGCGGCTGCTGCTGCAAAACAAGCACAAGAGGCTGCTGCTGCAGAAGAAACACGTAAAGCCGCTGAGGCTGCAGCGAATCAAGGAAAATCACAAGCTGAGCGCGACGCTGATATGGTAGCAAAAGTCGTGCAAGAGAAAGTAGATGCTCAATTATTGACTATCAAGCAAAATCTTGATAAGGCTTTTGCGCAACGCGATGAGGCGTTAGCGAAGGCAGCTATATTGGAGCAGAAAGAACGTGATGCAACTCTCAAACAACTCGAATCAGAAGGCAAGCATAAGGAAGCTTATGAGATGCGTCTGGCCGAGGCGAATGCCAAAAACGAAGCCCTTCAAAAGAAAAACACGGAACTAAGCCGTGATGTTTCGGTGCGCGAAGCACTGAAGAGCTTCGAGTTTAAGAATGATAAATCTTCTGACATGGCGTTCAGAGAGCTTTGTTCGAATCTGGTACAGAATGATGCGGGCCAATGGGTCCATCGTTCAGGTGTATCCATTCGGGACTACGCATCTACGTTCGCAAAAGACAGCGAAAATGAATTCCTATTTAAGGTCAAGGTTAACTCAGGTGGCGGTACTACAAATCCAAATCCAGACGCCAAAGCTGGCGTCGTAAATGAAAAACCATCACTGTTCAAGCTTTCCCAGGAAGAGGTCATAGCAAGGGCCGCTAAGGGAGAATTTGGGCCAGTTCCCACTTTTTAAGGAAATAAGAAATGACTGCAATTGTAAGTAACATTAACGGTTCAAATACCTATGCGCTACAACTGGCACTTGGCGCGTATAGCGATGAAGCTTATACCACGGCAAAGAAATTGTCTGGTACAGGCATCGTTGGTCCGAACCCAGGTATCAACACTTCGACTGAGACGTTTATCGGTCAAGTTCGTTGGTTCAAACCTCTCAACCCAACCATCAACATTGCATCGTTGACGAACTCAGCAAACGGTACTGGTACTACGTACGCTTCTGACTTCAGTTCGTATGTCAAAACCGTCCGTACGCACGGTGCTACTCAAGTGAATCTGCAGCAAGTCATCTCGCAAGTTGACGGCTTGGCTAAGATTTCTCGTGACTTCGGTGAAACCCGCGCTCAAGATGAGCATAACGCTCTTCTGGCTGTATTGCGTGGTGTGGCTGTGAGCGAAGTGCTCATGGGTGCCGCTTCCGCTGGCGGTGGTACGGGTACTGGTGGGCAAACCTTTGTGAATGACCCTGCCGACAAGAAATTTGGCTTCTACGTCGATCTAGGCGGTGTGGCACCAGTTATTGCCGCCACAGCTGCAATCCAAGGCGCTGCACGCGCTGAAGGCTTTTTGACAGCGATCGCTATGGCTTGGAAGGACTACGAACCAGAGTACGCTTATCTGGTGACCTCGCCTGAGATTATCGCCTCTTTGCGTTCCGCCAATTTGGTTGACGAAGATGGCGTGCAAGAAGCTAACGTAATGTTTACCACGATTTTCGGCGGTAAGTTCCGTTTGATTCAAACTCGTGCTTCGCAGGGCTTCTCTGGTGCTGAGATCACATCGCTTAACGTCGGTGCTGGCCCAAATATCGTTGGTGCTAAAACTTCTTTTATTGTATTGCCTGGTGCAATTGCAATGGAGTCGTTGGCTGTCCCAACTCCTGTTGAGATCTACCGTGATGCTCGCGCATTTAACGGTGGTGGCTCTACGGATATTTGGTATCGTTGGGGCTATGTTGCACATCCAGGTGGTTACGATTGGATTGGTTCTTCGACTGTGTTCCCGTCGGATGCCGATTACGTTGCTATCCGTACTGGCGGTGTACAAGACGCAACTATTGCTGGCGCTCTTGTCGGCGCAACGACCACAGGTAACTGGGCACGTAAGACGGCAACCTGCTTGAGTCTTGGCATTCTCCCGATTTTCCACTCTTAATTGAAGAGGCACTTATGGCTTTAGTCAAAGGTACTAATGCCTATGCGACTGTCGCCGAAGCTGGTGTCTACTTTGCGGATAGGTTAGATATAGCCGCATGGGTAGCCGCCAGCGATGGTGATAAGGCGCTCGCATTAGTTACAGGTACTAGTATTCTA